CATGAAAGCGGCAAGCGGTCTGACAGAAAGCGTAAAGAATTATCAAAGGCTCTTAAACTCTGTAAAGAGACAGGAGCGACGCTCATCATTGCTAAGATTGACCGGCTGACCCGTAACCTGGCGTTTCTGACCAGACTGTTAGAGCAGGGGGTGCCGGTTATCGCAACAGACATCCCTCAGATGCACAGCCCTGCACAGAACAAATTTGTCCTGCAACTAATGGCAAACATTGCAGAATATGAGGCAGAGACAATCTCTCAGCGGACCAAAGAAGCCCTGGCCGCAAAGAAGGCACGGGGTGATAAGCTCGGCTCTCCAACGCCTGAGATAGGCGGGAAGGTGGGCGGCGAGGTAACAAGACAATCTGTTAATGAATGGGCTGAGGACCTTCGGCCTATGGTTCTCGAGCTACAAAAATACGGGTGCGACACGCTAAAGAAGATGGCAGAGGGCCTTCAAGCGCGAGGCGCTACAACGTTTCGCGGCAACACTATCTGGGCGCTAAGCTCAGTCAGAAACTTAATGTTGAGGTTAGAAAGATGATAAAAGAAGATTATAACGAAAAAACCTTGGATGAAATTTTGGTGGAAGGAAGCACAGAGCTCCAACGGACGCTCTATAAAAAAGCGGCGCGGCTTGTTTGTGAACAGGAGATAGAAATATATGCCTCGCGTCGCTACAGACAGAATACAAAAATCCAGCGTTACTTTAACTCAACTCATTTGCGTAACACATTGGCGCGGGTTCTGGTGTTAAATCACTATGACAACTCATTTTCCACGATTTCACAGATGGCAGAGAAGCTCGGTGCAACACGACAGATTATCTCTCAGATAATGAAGGACTGCCTTGCAGAGGGGTGGGTTTTTAAGCAAGGTCAGGGGTATATGTCGGGAAATGAACTGGTTGCGGCAGTTGAGATTTATGCGAAATTTCGGGCTGATTTGAAAGCAACGCAAGAGGCGCGGGATGTGTACGCAACAATCAGAACGCTACAAATCGTACAAGAAAACGTAAAATGAGTTTACGTTTTGCATTGCCGAAACGTAAAACCAAATGACATTGCGCGGCGAATAAAAAGTTATGTAATAATGGTGAATGAAAGGAGAAGGGCGATGGTCGGACGCATGACAAGCGCACAAAAAGCCAGGCAAAGGTCCAAAGAGATAAATGATTTATACAAACAGGACTACACAACCAGGGCAAAGCGTTTTTATAATGAGCAGAATTATTCACGGCAATTAGGCGGCGGTTCAGCAATGAGAATCACAGTTCCGGCGCTTGAGAAAAGCCATATTGATAATGCCATTCGTCATTTTGAGATATTAGTTGCTGAATTAAAGGCGCTAAAAAAAGTGTCAAATGCACCGACCTGGCAAGAAGATGACACGCTTTCAATGGTTGGGTTAATGCGGATGCATATTTACTCATGTCATCGTCATTTAAAACAAGATGCGGACCGTGGTTATTCACATCCAAATCGCGGCTATGAGGATTTTCGTGGTGCGCGGTGAAATCAACATCTTGTATGTCAAAAAAAATCACCCTTTGAACATTGTAACTCATACTTCATTAGGAGCTATTATGAACAAACAGAACCTTACAATAGGCAAACACAGAGATTTGTCGCATAATGTATATTCGGTCACATCAGCAAACAGTCACACCATGCTGACTAGGCTGAACAGCCTAGATAAGTCAGAAAAAGCGCGGGAAACATTTTCGGACACTGTAAATATGTGTCTTGAGTTCGCCGCTCTTGCGATGCTTTTCGCAACCTTCATTATCCTTATATCATTGTCAGATGGCTTCGACCAGCAAATGATTGCCTGGTTGGGGAGATAACGCAATGGTTGGTAAACTCACCTCTGATACAAAACTCTCCGGCTCACTTGCGCCAGCTCTGATGGGACAATCTCATCCAAGTTTTGGGATGAGCCGAAATGACCTTATGGCAAAAACTCTCAATGCGAGGGGGCACTCAAATTACAAGACCCAAACCTTTACCGGCTCCGAGGCGGCAGATTTTGGCAATGAGTTTGAGGGAACCATCATCAAAAAGGCGGCTCAGCGATTGGCTATTGAAAAGTTCAATTCTGAAGTCACAGCCGTTTATGATTATCAGGACCTATTTTCTGTCAGCCTGGACGCAATATTCTATAATGAAGTGATGGATATTGAAGCAACCGATAATATCTTTTTGATGAATGGTAAGGACACGATGCGGCTTGAGGGGAATGGTATTTGCGAAAGCAAGCTCACCTCAGTCCATTACACAGAAACCCCGCCACCTTATCGAGGGCCCTGGCAGTTGCAAATGCAAATGATGTGCTACGGCGCAACCTGGGGCGTGATTGCAACCTTGTATCAGGGCACCCGCCTGGTACTTAATGTCTATGAGGCTGACCCTGTTATGCAAAGCCAGCTCATCGAGGCGGCTAAAGATTTCTACCAGCGGCTAGACGGGCCTGACTGGTATCCAGCAATGGATTCTGGAGATGGCGCAAGAACTTTCGCACAAGGCGAAGACCATCTACCGGCGATAGACCTCGAGCCTATTGCTGACCTGGCGCTTCAATATTATGACGCAAAAAGAGCGGCGAGGGCGGCAGAGAACCTGGCTAAATCCATTGAGCCAAAAATTATGGATGCAATGGGAAATCATGAAGTTGCATATCTCAATGATGAGACAGGTGAGAAGATGTTTGAATTAACTTGGCCGACCAGGGCTTATAAGGCTCAGCCAGAAAAGATTGCGCCAGCAAAACCGGCAAGGGTAGAGCGACAGAAATCTTTATCGCTTGCGGCCAAATGGTTAGGAGATGCGGCATGAGCCTTACACCACGGCAAAAAGATGTGCTAGATTTTGTTGTCAGCTATCAGTCAGATAAAGGCTTTAGCCCAACATATAAAGAGATTGCCGAAGGCGTAGGGGTCTCGAGTGTTGGCGGGGTTGCGGCGCATGTCAAAAAGATTGAGGCCAGAGGCTATATCAAGACCCTGCCAGGCAATAGGCGCATGATTGAAGTGATTAAGACGGGCGTATTAGCTGGTGCGCTTGCTCCCTAGTCTCATCATTGCGCCTGGTCCAGCCTAAGCCAAAAGTCTCAAACGTCTTGAGCCCTTCATAAAAAGCCTGGCGTTTGAAATACATATCATCTACTAAGCTGGCCGCGTCATATTTTCTGATTGCGGTCAGTGTGTTTGGGCCTATATCTCCATCAGCCTTCACACCGACAATCTTTTGAATTGCTCTAGCTGACCGGCCTGGTCCAGAATTTACAGCCCAATCGAAAACACTCCAATCCAAACCGTCAGGCAGATTATCTCCAGAAATTTTTATCCAATATTCTTCCTTGTAAATCTTTGAGACATGATTGGCAGGGATGTTTCTCATCGCCTCTTCATCAACGACAGCCGACACATCAACCGTTTCTGACAGCCATTTCTGGTAGGTTTTTGCCGTGATACCTTTGTTTGTCATGCCGCCTGGGTCATCTGGATGGTCAACAAACCCACCCTCATGAGCCAAAAGCCAGGTTAGGCACTGGTCAAAATTCTGTTTCATTTCATACTCTCTCGAGCAACGCCCTTTGTTTTCTCGAAGCTCCTCATGCCCCCGAGCCCCAAAAGGCTTAATGTGAGGGTCATTAGCTCACCTGTGTCCAGGGCGGGGAGAGGCGTCCCTGGAGCCCAGATTGCAACAGCCCACTCAGCCAGGGGCATGAGAAAGAAGTTTGTCATCAGCCCCAGGGCGCATATCCACATGATAGCGGGCCTGGCTCCGGCAACAAATATGGATGAATGTTTGCTCTGCTCTATGTTTGCCTGGGCCTGAGCCGCATCGAGCGCAACAAGCTGGCTTTGTAGTTGAGCTTTGATTTGCGCTTTAGCGTCTTTATCCTCAACAAACTTATCAAGGATAGGCCCAGCTAGAGATAGGATTTGAGCAATCATGCGGTCGCTTTCTTCATAGCCTTTTTCTTTGCGGCCATGATGATATCTCCGCGAGTGACTTTGCTTTTATCACCATACATACTCGCCAGTTTCTTTTTCGCAGGTCTTCCAACCTTTGAACCGTAAGTTCCTTTTCCCATAGGCATTAGCTTTTTCCTTTCGCTTCCTTACCAAGATATAGGCCATACACGCCCGTCATGACCCCCATAATTACGGAGCAGAACGAGGCCTGTGCAGTTGTTGGGTTTTCCAGGCTCATGAACCACTCAGCACAGCGCCACGACATTCCAACCGACGCAATCATTGTCAGCTTTGCTGTGATGTTTACCTTTAGATATTTCTCAAACCAGTCACTCATCAGTTACTCGCAAAAATGATTGAGGCTGTGATGCAAACGACTACAAAAATTACAGCCATAAGAGATATTCCTATGGTCTTGGCAAGCTCCATCATCTCATGATTTTTGAGGTTGCGCTCTATCTGGGCTCGTTTTGCTACTGCTTTAGCTTCTTGCAAACGCCGCGCTCGTTCATTAACGATGCCAGCCCATGTGCCGTGACCGAAGCGCTGGTCAACCATAACGCTCACTTCATATAGTTTTTCCGCCGCAAGTTTTGCGTCGATTGTTTCCCTTGCAACAGAACTTACGTCAAACTGATTTACTTTAGCCTTCTTGTTGCGAGCCTTCTGAGCCTGTTGTTCCCCCAAGAAGAGATTATCGATGTGCCCAGCAATCTCGCCAATATCGTTAGCAGTGCCAATCCCAGATTTTATCGCCTCGACAGCGGACTTGACCAGAGCAATGCCAGCGAGTGTTTCAGCTATCATTACTACCCCCGGACCAGCATTGTTATGAGCAAAACGATAGTTGTCCCTGCGCTTCCAATCATCACTGCCTCGATACGCTTGATGCGGGTGATGGTCTCACGCCACCGCTCTGAGCAGACAGCTTCGTGAGTGTCAATCTGAGCTTTAACTGATGCCACCGAAAGCCTTGTCATTTTTTATTCTTACTTCCTTTTGGGCGTCCGCGTTTTTTAGGCGCAGGAGCTTTCTCTTTTGAGATTGTGGGCTCTTTTCTTTCCTTTAAGTTAGGATTTAAGTCGTAGATGTGGGGCATAATAAGCACCTTTATCTTTGTTAATAACCATTGCAATCGTTTGACCATTGTATTTATACCTCAATAAAAAACCAGGGGCTATTATAACTCGTCAGGCCAGTTGTTTATTGGAGCCTTGCCTGTTGGCTCACCATCGCTGTCAACAGGAGTGTCAAACAAAGCCTTGAACGCAGTTATATCTGCCGCATTATCTATCGCTGTCTCGATTGAGCCAGAGGCAGTGCGAACAGCCGCACGATAATTTGTAACCGCAGTACTCAATGTCTTACTGCTATCTTCTTGTAAACGAATAACCATCCAGTCAGTCTCAGCCAACAGCGCGTTAGCCGTTACCTTTGTCTGAGCCTTGTACTGTGACTTCAGCCCAGGAGTTACGCCCTGTTGACCTGTCTCAGGGTCGTTCTCAGCTTTGCCATCTTCGTCCACCCAGAGCGTATCAGCAAGCTCACGGGCTACGCCAGCAGACCAATAGAATTGATTGTCAAATGGTGCTGGGTCATCTTCCCAAACAAGACCTTTGTCAGCCTTTGTGTCTGTATCCCACACCATCCAATTATAAGGATGCTGAGTACCAGAGCTATCTGTCCAAGCCTTACCAGCCCGAATGATTGTGTTGTTGTATTTCCACATTTTAAGCTCCTATCGGGCGTTAGAATATTTGAAGGGTTGTTCGGCAAAGGCGAGATAGAGGTAGCTTTTTCCGCTGGAATTAGTACCACCATTCGACGTTCTGACTTTAAACCCGTTGCTCAACATATCTATTGTGTTTGTTGTTGCGCTATTGGGTGAGGCGTTTTCAGCAATGGTTGTGTTAGGGAATAACTTAGCTTGAGTTAAGTTTTCTGGGTCACGAACATTATCGTACACATACCAATTTTGAGAATCTAAATTGATGGCCTTTATCATAACCCAAGCGGGGCGGAAACCTAGGTGTACATAGCTACCGTCAGAGTTTCCAAGGTAACTACCAACCTTGCTGTAACCCTCGACTGAGTGGAAACAGTACGTTATCATAGTAACACCATTTGGATTTACGTTAGCACCGCTGGATGAACCATTTTCTAAAGTAAATATACTGTTAGTAGTAGCTCCTAGCCAACCCGTACTTGCTGGTTGCCACGCCGCAGTAGTAGTGTTTAATAATAAATTATAATTTGCAGTTACGTCCTTATGAAAAACGTGCCATCCGTTAATACTGGTAGCAGACCTGCTTTTATTAATAACTATTTCTGGGGCAGAAGATAAACCGTGCCCTACAGTTGCTCCATCAGTGTTATTTCCTGTCCACGAAACGATACTAAAACCAGCTTCAAGATTTGCAGATACGTTTGACGTAATACTACCGTCGGAGTTACTGACCGCAGAGCCGCCAGTAAGCCAGTTCCACGATACATAGGTCTTACCGCTGTTGTTAGTTCCAGCCGCACTTCCTAACGTAAACCCATCTGCGTCAAAAGATGTTAAACCACTTTCAGTGCGCTCGTCATTGGTTGCGTCAGCATATAGCTTCTTAGTTGCGCCACGCACACTGTCAAACAAACCGTGTGAGTATGTGTGGTTTCTTGATTTCATCCAAACCCAATCGGGCTGAAAACCAACGCCAGTAATCGCCTGAGTTCCACTGTTGCCACTATATAGCACCGTGTTGAAATACTCAGACCCATCAATTATCGTTGGCTCTGGCAGGTTGGCTGAACACAATGCGAGGAAGCCAGACGGCGGCGTGTAGTAAAAGTCACCCTGCCCATTGGCGTCTGAGTTGCCCTGTGCTGTTTTGTTACCAGCAAAACTGCTGTCTTGCCCGAAGTTGGCAATAACCGTTGTACTAAGACTGTTTGAAAGGTCGCTTACTGCGAATGTAATATCCGTGAGTGTTAAACTAGATGCAGTGTACATAAGACTATTATTTTTGTACCACTTTGCTTCGCCAGCTTCATAATCGATTGTGACGCCAATAATGTCCCCTGCCGACATAGTTTTTCCAGAATCTGCTGTCAACTGATTTGTGCCGTTGTTGTATAAGTAACCATTATTTCCGTAATAAGCGACGTGATTTGTGGAGCCAGTTGTAATGTACAGGCTTGATGTTGCCTTAACACCTGTGCCTCTGGTAATTCCTATCAGCGGATTAGCGTCACCAGCGTGAAATTCTGCATACCACTTACCCGTATTTGGAATGAAGTTAGTAGCTGTCGCATAATAGCCTGTGTTAGTCGTTGCTATCTTTAGGTTGCCTTCGCTGTAAGTCACGCCAGAACTTGCGTTATTGTACAGAGTATTTAAAACAGCAAAATTATTCGTCGGGC